GGTTTATGGCGTGGACCAGCGGCCTCCGGTTTGTGCTGGGCGTGGATGGAAGACGAGCCAGCCGTACAGGTAGGCGGCTTCGATCACGCTTTGTTGAAACTCAGCTTCTCTCACGAAGCCTCACCTCGGCCAGTTGAAGATCGGTCCGAACCTCGAGCAACTGTTCGTTCAGCCAATGCTTGTCAGACTTCAGTTGCTCGATGTAGAGCTGCAGTTCCCTGAGCCGTTTAGCGGCTTCGCCGTGGAGCGTGTAGCCATCGCCGCCATAGGTGCGGAACTTGTGTGAGCGTTCCAGTTCTTCGATCAGTTGTTCGTCAGTCACGGGGCATCTCCTTGAGTCGGTCGATGGCGATCTTGCAGGCGTCGAAGTCGACAAGGGCTTGCTCGTCGTACTCGAGGGAACGTTCACGGCACAGCCGTTTGTAGAAACCGATCATCTTCTCGGTCGGTTCTTGGCGTTTTTTCACAGAACTGCCTGGAAAGGCGTCTAGAACGCTCTCTAACGGTTCTGGGCTATCAGCACCCGCGCCACGCTCTAACGCGGCTTCAGCGGCCTTCTGGGCACCTGTTTTCGCACGTGATCCCACTTTGGCTCTGGTGACAGCCGGCATGGCGTCGTTGAACTCGCGGTCGGTGCCGATTCGAGCTGCGACTTCGTCGTTGCTGGCGATGCCTTTGTCGATGCCGAAGCCGAGGTAGCCGAGGGCGCGTCCGAGCGCTGAGGTCATGCCGACCATCAGCTCGCTGTTTCTGGTGTATGGGGTTCGTCCTGGAATGGGTTCGAGGACCGATCCCAGGACGGGTCTGGTGTCGTCGGGTGTCGTGTAGACGCGAACCGTGCAATGCAGGTTCGTTTGTCCGCCGATCTCGACGATGTCGAATGGCAGCTCCTCAACCCGTAGGTCGGGGTATTTGGCGAGCGCCAGTTTCAGGCGTTCGTTGACGGTGACGTATCCGTCGAGATTCATGCCTTTCCTCCATTGCATGTATAGGTGCCGCTCATGTACCACGGCTTCCACGGACACCAGCCACGGCGGTCGGCGTCTTCGTAGATCTGTCGGGCGATCAGCAGATTGACCGCAGGATGCTGTAGGTCCTCTTTCGTGTAGCCAAGCTCGAGGACGAGCGGCGCCCAGGTGCGCCAGTTGACTTGTGTCAGCCCGTGGTCGCCGGTGTCTGACACTTGTGTCGGGTCACAGCGGGACTCGCGCCACATAACCTCATCGAGGACCGGCAGATCGTCGATCTCCCAGCCCATCGCTAGCGCGTGTCCGAACCATTGCTCACACTTCGCGGTGTCGATGTTGCGTTGGTATTCCGCGGCCTCTGTCGGCATTTCCAACGGGTCGCAGTTGACGGGAATGATCGCCATGACGGCGATCCATAGCAGTGTCTTCATTTTGTCCTCCATATCGGGTCGGGGTCCGATGGGGACAGTATGCGGATTTTCCGCTCGTTAGTCAAGCCATACCAGATAGGATGCCGTGACGCGGCCGGCCTCTGGGTCGACGTAATGCAGACGCTGGCTCGGATGGCCGGTCGCGGCCATGAACTCCTTGGCGTAAACATTCTCTGATTCTGGCGAACCGGTGACGTAGATCTGACCGCCGTTCGCCATCGTCAATGTCATCGGCGTATGGAAGTGGCCCATGTAAACGTCGGAGAACTGCTCGGGGATCACGCCGGTCGACCATTGGTTGCATTTGCGGAGGATGCCGAACGCTGGCGTATTGCCGCCGAACGATTTGATCTCGTCGCCATGCACCAGAAGAGCGCCATAGTTCCCGATCTCGACGATCTGGTACCAAGCCGGCGAGGTGTGCCAAGTGACGCGGTCGTCCTCGAGGCGGTCGCCGGCGATCTTGTATGCGACGCGGTCAATGTTGTCGGCTCCTGGCATGTCGCCTTTGCGGCCAAGCCGGCCGTGGTTGCCGTACTCGCAGGTGACGGTGACATGCTCAAAGATGGCGAGCATCCGTCGGACGAAGTCTTCCATGAGGCCGGCGGTGGCGAACAGCTGCTCGAACAGGTGCGCTTCGACTTCGTACGGTTGGCCTGGGAAGATGCCGAGGCCTTCGACCATGTCGCCGCCGAACATGACATGCGCTTCTTTGACGGGATGATCGGCCCGCTGAATCTCGGTCATCGTGCCGATCTTTTCAGCGAACCGGTGGATCCGTTTGCGGCAGGTGTCGATGTCGTAGTCGGAAGTCTGTTTGCCGAGCTGCCAATCCGTGGCATGGATCAGCGCGACCTCAGGGTTTTTGCGTCGCGGATCTGTCTTAGGTTTGGGAACGCTCGGAGCGCGTCCAAGTGTGACGGCCGCGTCTTTCGCCGCCTGGTACACGGCTTCGACAATGGCCTCGGATTTGGCGTGCGCTTTACGGGTGGCGCGTTGCTGTCTGACGAGCGCGTCTCGGAGCTCTTGCAGCTCTACTTCCTGGTCGAAGTCATCGAGCATGAGCCCGTCGCCATTGTGCGATCGGATACTCGGACAGCTCGTATCCCCACTTTTTCAACACCGCTTTGATGGTCGGTGTGCTGTAGCTGAGATCCATGAGCGCCGCGTGAAGCGCTTCAGATCGTTCGGTTTCGAGCTCCTCTAGGATCTTCTCAATCTTCGGGGTTGCCGGCTTGGGGCGTGCGGCTTCGAAGTCTGACATGTCTGGCACAGTTGCCTCCTGTGTGTGCTAGTTGAACAAAGCCTTCCAAGTGATCGGTCCGACAATGCCGTCAACGGTGAGGGCTTGGTCGGTTTGGAAGGCTTTGACAGCTGCGTCGGTCTTCGCGCCGAAGATGCCATCAACGGGGCCGACGTTGTAGCCGAGCATCTTCAGCTCACGCTGAATCAGTTTGACGCGATCCTTGGCTTTCGATCCTTTGCGGACTGACTGTCCAGGGTACGGAGGCACCGCGGCCGGCTGAGTGGTCTGTGGCGGGCCGGACACGATGCGCTCCGAGATCGGTGACGCCCAAGTCCAAGTGTCAGGCGTGACTTCGATATGCAGGTGATCGTTTTGTGCTCCAGGCGGACGGCCGATCCAGCCGCGGCCTACTTCCCAGTAACGCTTGGCCCAATAGTCGTGAATGCGCTGAATACCGAGAACTTCATGGTGCTCGATGAGCCAGGGGATCACGTCTTGCTCGACGCATTCACGGGATGGTGCGGTCGGGTGACCATCGTCGCGGCGATAACTCAAGTCTTGAGCTGCACCGAAAGCGTGCGACGACCAGGCGGTGCCGCCGCGAATCGGCCGGCGTCCGTAGCAACCAAGGTTCCAGAATCCCCAGCGCTCCTCGAGGTACTTGCGAATCTGGCGCAGGTTTGGTGAGCAGGTGTCAAACGGGTGCCGTGGCGTGTCCCGTTGCCAACTGTGGTATCTCAAGACTTCTTTCCAATGATCGGAGTCACTTCGTCACCTCGACGCGCAGCGATGCCGTTGCCGACTGCGTATCCGGCAATCATGCCGATGAGGCCGGTGCCGGCTGATTCGTCAACGCTGTTCGTGGCGAGCAGAATCGTGACGCATACCAAGGCGACCAAAGCGATCATTGCTTTCGACGGGTTTGCGATGTTCATCTCTGTCCAATCCATAAACAGAAGACGACGATCACGCTCATTACTACAGCAAGCGCGGCCGTTTTTGCGTCTTCGCTAGTAACAATCACGGTTCAAGCTCGACATCGGGGACGATCCAGGTAAGGGTCGCTTCGTCAAAGCCGGTGGCGTCGGCCGGCTCGGGCGGGATAAACGCGTCACGCGCCGCGTCGTAGGTGTAGCCGATTCCTGCGTAGTTCCCTCGGAACGGGGTGCCACCTGTGGTGTGCTGGTTGCCGTGCGTGTTGTAGGAGGTCCGTAAACAGGTCTGGCCGTGGCGTTCCCCGTAGTAGTCCTCCCACGAAGTAATGCCGTCTGACAGGTCGTCCTCGTCACGACCAACAATGACCTGTGTCACGATGTTGTTGCTGTTGAGGAGTGCGTAATGGGCCATTGTCAACTCCAACTCACGTTGTCGGAACCTGCGGTAATCGTGACGACGGTGTAGTCGCCGTCCGTTGCTGAGGATGAGGTAAGACCAGCACCTACCGAAATAGTTCCGGCTGAAGTCAGGTAACGAAGAATGACGACACCGGAACCGCCCGAACCGCCGGTGCCGGTACTAGGACCGGCTCCGCCGCCACCGCCGCCGGTGTTCGCGTTGCCGTTGTCACCGTTTCCACTTGCGACTCCATCGCCGCCGCCATCGGTGCCAGTACCAGGACTTGCGCCACCTTCACAACCGCCGCCACCACCACCGGCCCGCGAAACGCTGCTTCCGGTGATTGACGAAGCGACGCCTGAACCTCCGTCTCCGGCGTTTCCAGCGGTCGCATTTTGACCGACAGCACCGGAACCGCCACCACCGCCCGACGGTGCGCCAGTTCCCGCGAGACTGTTGCCACCGTTGTATCCTTGAAGTTCGCCGGTGTACGTCCCGCCACCGGTTCTAGACGTTCCGCCCGAACCGCCAGCACCGCCACCGTTTGCGCCGGTGCCGCCATCAGTGTTATTCGGAGCACCAGCACCACCACCAAACATCGTGAACGCGCCAAATGTGGTGTTGCTTCCAAGTGTTTGCGCCGCGCCGCCGCCGCCGATAGTCACGGCCACGTTCGTTGACAACGGAATCAATAGCGGGTATCCGCTACCGGTGAAGTGTCGACCACCGCCGCCACCACCACCGACAGCAGAGCCGCCGCCACCGCCACCGGCAATGATCAAAAACTCTGTTGGAACTCCTTCTACGCCGCCGACAGCGACCCATGCGGAGCCGTCGTACACCTCAACAGTGTTCGTGTCTTTGAGGTAGGACATCATGCCCTCAACTAGGACGCCTGAGAGCGCGGTGGTGCGCGCTGAGGCGTCTGCGAAGCGCATGACGGCCTGCCGCATCAGATAATCGTCGACCTGAGCCGCGGTCAAAACCTGCCCAGGAGTGAAGTCAAAAAATCCTTCAGCCATTACAGACCTACCCAGCTCGAGCCGTCATACACCTCGACAGCGTTCGTGTCTTTCAGATAACTGACCATGCCCTCGACGAGGACGCCTGAGAGGGCTGTCGTGCGAGCTGCGGAATCGGCGAAGCGCATCACCATCTGACGCATCAGATAATCGTCGACCTGCGCGGCCGTAAGCACTTGGCCGGCGGTGAAGTCGTTGAAGCCTTCAGCCATAGACGTTGATCATCCTAGAACATTGAGGGCGTCGAGCACACCATAGACAGGATCGTCCAAGATGAGCTGGTAAACGATGGTTGTGGGGCTTGTGTAGAAACGGGAGACATGACCGCCAGAAGTGTCGATGTAATGCTCGACGCCTTCGACCGCAAGTTCTTGCGAAATGTCGCTGAGGGTGGCGCCGTTGATGAACTGTTTCTGAATCGAGATCGTGTCGCCGACGTCGATGGTAGCGACGACGTCACGTTGCGCATCGGTCAGTTGCGCGAACGCGACTTCGATCGCGGTGAACGTGGCTTCTGGCTGAGGGCTGAGTAGATAGTCGGCGAGATCTTGGGCGGCGGTGTCGGTGTCGAGTAGTGATCCGGTGACTGCTATCGACTGAATGAAGTATTCGGCTTGGCTTGCGGCGTTTGATGCGCTCGCGCTTTTGTTGTTTATCGTTGAGACATAGACCAGGTTGACGACTTTGTCGGCCCCAAACGAAATGTCGACGTTCCGATAGGGATATTGCGTGCCGTCATCATGGAAACTCGCGACAGGCGAGGACAGCGTCGCACCGACCCGATTCTCAAAGACGAGCACGCCCTCGCGGTCAATGAACAGGCGGCCTTGTTCTGCGTTGTTGACGAGCTGCAGATAGTCGAGGACGACTTGGCCGAGCTCTAGGTTGTAGTCGCCGCCGCCGCCGATCTCGACGGTGCCGGTCGCGATTGAGCGGGCCGCTCCGGACGGATAGTCGACCTCGGCCAGATCAAGCACGGCGCTGATTCGCGCACCGCTGAACTGTTTGGAAAGACTTGTCGTCTCGGTCACGGTTTGAGCGAGTAGGTAGAAGTCGTCGGCGCAAGTGACGCTAACGGTGTCGTCGCCATCGAGACCGAAGTTGTAGTCGTAGTCGATGATTCGGCCGACGAACAGCAGCTCAGCTTCACGGTACAGACGGACCAGCCTCATCGGGGCAAGACCAGGTTTGACGTTGTCTGGGTCGTAATACGGCGAGTCGCTGGCGAACGGGTTGAACACGCCGCCAGCCGCGGTGTCGTCGAGTAGGAACGTCATGGTGCCGGCGCCGAACTGGTCGGAGATGTCGCGGCGTCCTCGTTTGATTCGGATGCCTTTGGCACCGTCGGTGACGTCAGCGAAGTCGGTGAGGCCGTCCAGAACGAACGTGGTGCCGTCTAGAACGCCGCGTACCGTGTCATCGAGCCGGAACCCTCTGACGGGTGCGCCGGTGTCGATTTCCAGCGTGTAATCGCCGGACTGGACGACGGCGGTGCTCACAGCCGGAGGACTCCGAATTGAGCTGAGCCGCTGGTGCGGTTGTAGTTACGGATCGCGGTGACTACGGCTTCGCCGACTTCTTGGGTCGGGTTGATGGTGGACACGTTCACGGTCACGTTTTGGACGGCGCCGGATGGTGCTCGAGTGATGCTCGATACCGGCGTGATCGTCGTGGATGCGACTGGCGGAGCTGACAGGAAACCGAGCTCATCGCGCGGCGGAACATAAGTTGACGGCGTTATGCCGGCGCTGACCTGCTTGACCTTGTTGAAAGCGTCGAGTACGCGAAGCGCTGAGGCATAAGCGGCATCAAGGTCGCCGGTGTCGATCTTGATTTTGAGTTCTTCGGCGAACGCCAGGGTGAGCAAACCGTGAGCGTTGAGGGTTTCGATGATTGCGCGGGTGAGGTCTCGCTCGGCTTGCTGTAGTTCGCGGACGTTGTCGGACGATTCAGCGATGACTTCGTTGTAGTTATCGAACTCGTTCCGAAGTGCCTCGATGTCGTCCTCAACGTCAAGCACCTCAAGCATCCGAACCAGCTCAGGGTTCAGTTGCTTGACTTCTTCGTATACCGCGTTGACGGAACGCGCTAGATCCTTCTGTGCCACAGATGCGCTGTCCGAGGTGTTCTCAAGATCTTCAAGGCCGGTGGATGCTTCACGAACGCTGGCGTACATGTCGCCGGCTTGTTTGCGGGCTTCGTCGACGCTGGGCGTGAAGTTCTCTTGGATCTCGTCGCCGACGATGCCGAGCTTCTTGGCAAGCCAGCCGACAGCGTCAGCTGCGGCCTTCAGAGGCGCTAGGAGCGCCTTCACGATGTTTCGGACAGTCTCGAAGCGGCGGTACAACAGCACCAGACCGGCTACAAGGGCCGCTACAGCGACGACAACAAGGCCAATGGGGTTAGCGGTCAGGGCGGCGTTGAACGCCCATTGAGCGGCTGTGGCGATGGCTTGAGCTGCGGCCCACGCTTTCATAGCGAAGTTGGCGACAACGATGGCGGCGGACAGGCCACCGATGGCGGCGGCCAAAGCGATCACGATCTCGGTGTTCTGGCTGGCCCAATCGGCGAACTTGATGACAATGGGCAGGAGCGCTTCGACGGCGGGAAGGAGCGCCATACCGATCGACTCAGACGCCTGGCTAAAGGCGACTTTCATCTTGTCGGTCGAGTTAGCGGTCGCTGCCGCGGTGCCGCCGACCTGGTTCTCGATCTCCTCGAGGATCATGGTCTGCGCCTCGAGTACGTTGCCGGACTCGACAAGGGTGCGGATCTGGTCTTGCTGGGCTTTCGTGAACTGAATGCCGGAACGACGGAGCGCGGTCAGGCCGGCGATCGGGTCGTTGAGTGCTTTGCCGAGCTGCTTGGCGTTGTCGGTGACAGAGCCAAAGCCGGCGGATGCCATGTCGAGCGTGAGCTGCGTGGCGCGATCGAATGCGCCTCCGACCTCGTCAGCACTCGACGCGATGTCCTTGAACGTCAGCAGAAGCGCCTGGGACTCTTTGATCGTGTTTTGGTTGACGCCGGTGAGGCGGGCCTGTTCGTTTGCCAGGTCGACGAGGCGGTTTGTGACTTTCTCGGTTTCAGCGCCAAACAGCCCCATCGAGGTCGCGATTTGCTCGATGCGGGCGTTAGCGGTCGCGGCTTGCTCACCAGCGGCGACCATCTTCGCGCCGGCCACAGCAAGGCCACCGAGCGCAGCTGTGGCGGGTACGAACGCTTTCTTGAGCGCAAACGCGGTCTTCTGGCCGGTCGTTTCGAGTCGCTTGAACTCGGACATGGCCTTCTTCAGGCCACGGTTATTGAACTCGCTAACGATGGGTACGTTGATTGCCATTAGCGCAGCTCCTGGTTGATGATTTCGGCCATGTCGTCAATGGCTGATCTTACGCCTTGCACGACTTCGGGCATGTGGCGTTCAGCGGTCGGCCACATCACTCTCGAGGCCGGCGCAAACCGGTCGAGGCGCGCGATCATGGCGCGGCCGGACGGGCTGTTGCCGGAGCTCTTGCGGCCAGCAATGTCGAAGATGACGCCGGCGGCGCTTGTCTGCCTAAGTGTCAGCAGAGGGATGGTGTCGCTGTTGCGGGCTTTCGATCCCTTGAACGACACTTTGACGTTGCGTTTGACGGTGCGGCCGTCGTAGCCGCCGCGCCAATTTCCCCAGCCGGACAGCGGCGAGGCGTCGGGAAACAGTTTCTTGGCTTCGGCCTGCATTGGTTTGGCGGCCAGTTTCATTCGGCGAACGGTCGTTTTGCGGAGCTCGGGATCGATACGGCGCAGGACTTTGAGCGTGTCGGCGAGGCCGTTGACCTCGAGTCTCGCTTCAATGTCTTGTGCCACGGTTCTGCTTTTTCTGCTCCTCAATCACATCGACCACGGTGTTGAGGTCTTTGAGATCGAACTCGATTTGTGGGGGCCACCAGGAGACAGCGACCAGCAGTTCTGCTAGCTGGCGTCTTCTGGTTCCCCTCGGGTAGGGCGTTCGTCACTTCCAACGACCTCGAGGCTGACGATCTTCTTGATGAAGTCGTCGAACACGGCTGGAACGACCATCTTCTGTCCCTTCATGGCTTCATACGCCAAGAAAGCGAGGTCTTCCATGCCGGCCGCGGTCGCCATCTGTGACGCTTTGGTCTTGTACTTCCGTTCCCACGCGACGACAGCCCACAGGTTTGTTTGGATGTCCTGTGGGCCGTCGCCGAGGTCGATGCGGATCGTGAGGTTCATGTCGGGGCTCCTTTAGTTGGGAATGAACTAGATCAGCTGGTGGCGCGGGTGAGGGCGCCGCCGCGGAACACGACGTCCATCGTCGGCAGCTCGCCGACACCGCCGTTGACGGGGGTGACGGACTCGAGGTAGCAGCCGGTGAGCGTGTACTCGGGGT